GACGCGTGAGGGGCTTGATCCGAGGACACATGCGCCTGTTCGACACGACAATCATCTCGACTCGCCGGGGATCCATCCGGACGGCCGGATTCTGAGACCGTGCTAGATAATTAGAGGAGAGAAAACGAGATAAATCGAAACTGGGCGGGAAATAGAGGGACGGGGACGAGGCGAAAGAGAAAAGCGTTTGCGTGTAGAGAAACTACGAAGTGCTGTCCGGCGCAAGCGCGCCGACCGCAAAACTAGGGGCAGATTCCCCGTTGTGGATAACCACAGGTGAGTCAAAGTAGACAAGCCTGACGCACCTGCAAGGTGGGAAATCATCACGTAACACAACGAAGGAAGTCACCACGACTTCTTTGTTCCCGGACTCGTCTATCAAGCCATTCACGAAGACTCCCCAAAAAATCTGTTCTGCCCCGGGCTCCTAGCTTCCCCGAGACAGGTTCGTTCGATCCTCACTCCGACACTGTCGGAATGTCGCCCCAATCCGACCAGCGCTGCGCCTTACAGTCGCTCACGCTGGCGTCGATTGGGTCGGCCTCGCGCCACAACTTGCGAGACTGCAATACGGTAACCTTGCGTCCAACTTCGCACCCGCCTTCGCAGACGGATTTCTCCGTTCGTTCCAGCCAGCGCAATTCCACGTCGACAACGTGATCTGGGCAGAATGTGTCGTTCACGCAGATTCCCCAAACAGTTGGTTCTGCCGCCGGCTGCGCTCTTCGTCGAGCCAGGTCTGTTCGATGATCCTCACCCAGCGTTCACTCAGCTTGAACTCGACTGCCACCTTAGCATAGCGGCCGGAATCCGAAAACGCCAGTTTCGAAAGCGCCTCGACGATGCGAACGTTGCGCTCGCTGGCGATCCAGCGCTGCCCCTGGCTGATGTAAATCTGCGCGCCGCCGACCGCCTGGCGCACCGCCTCGGCGGACCGGAACGCCACCTCCGCGGCCAGATCGGCATCGATCCCGTCCCCCACCAGTTCCGCGTCGACCGTCTGGGCGATCAACGCCAGCACCTCGGGATATTGATCAGGCAGCCGCAGCGCCACGCGCCACCCTGTTGCGCCACGACTTGAGCGCCTCGATCACCGACCGCGCCTGCTCCGACGACAACCAGTCGAGCGCCTGCACCCCGGTCTGCCGCAGCACGAATGCCCGCAGCGCCGCATCCGATCCGTCTCGCACCACCTTGTCGCTCGCCAGTTGCCCCCACAGCGCCCGAATCTTCGCCGTGACTGGATCGTCGGCCGTCCTGGCCGCCGTGCGCCTCGCAAGCTTGAATCCGCGGCTCTGCAGATGCTTGAGGATCTTCGCCCGCTGCCCGTGATCCATCTCGGACACGTGGCGCAACCCGGTGAGCGCGCAATACATGTCGCGCTCGGTCGATTCGTCGAGCCCGAGCTGCTTGACGCCGATCTTGATCAGCATGATGTCGGTGGCGCGGGGGGTGCGGGTCATGGCGATGGGAATCCGTTATGGGTGAGGCCGTCGAGCAGGCGACCGGCGGATTTCTTTCCGACTTTGATGAACTTCACCGGCTCCCACTCGATCATGGGCCGTATTCCTTCGCTGAGGTTGTGCCAGCGCCTTCCCCGCTGGTCGAGCCGCCACGCGCTGACCGCGTCGTCCGGGTAGTCCGGGTGCGGTGACAGTTCTCCTGGGATGTACTCGCCCCACTGCTTGAACAGGAATGGCACGCCGGCCGCGGCGCACTGGTCGCGGAGAGATCGGAGCCAGTTTGGGTGCGCGGGACGCGCGTTGGGGCCGGATTCTCCTCCGGAGATGACCCAATCTATGCCACGGAAGTCTGGCGGATCGCTTTCGAGCGGAGGGCCGCCGCCTGAGTAAGCGCTCTCGTCCCACCGATGGCCACGAAGCGCGTCCAGGTAGGTTCCGAGCGTCGCGTGGTTATCGACGCAGACGCGGGTCAGATCCATCGGCCCAAGAATCGGCTCGATCGACAAAAAGCGCACTGCGGCCGGCACGGCGAGCAGCTTCGGAATATCCCTGTCCGCCTCATCCTGATTGCAGATCGTCGCGCCGATCCAGACGTGTTTCCAGGGCGACATGTCCCAAAAGCCAAGTGTCAAGCTGTTGAGCATTCCTCGCGCATTGCCGATTCTTTTTGTCAGCAAAATCCAGTCTAAATTCCGGCACATGTCGATCAGCGAGAACAGGTCGCGCCGCCACTCCTGCGGCACGTCGTGGTCGAACACGTCGGCCAGCGACGCGCAGAATACCCGCGGCCGGGTTCCGCTCTTCTCGGCCTCGCGGTCCCACTTGAGCGGCTGGCGCCAGTTCGCCTCGCTTGTGCGCCTGCGAGCGGCGCGCGGCCCCCACTGCACCATGCCGCTGCGCTTCGCCCATGACTCGGCATAGCAATTCGCACAGCCGTCGCTGATCTTGGTGCAGCCAACGAACGGGTTGAAAGTATGCGTACACCATTCTATTTTGCTATCGGCGCCCATAATCTTCCTCTTCGAACACCCTCCGCTCGATCCCGCTCAATACCTTCTCCTGCTTCTCGGTCAGCGTCGCGCGCTGGCGGATGCTGGGAAGGAACTCATGCTTTTCCCACGATGACAGGTCTCTGCCGACAACTTCAGCGAGGATGCGATCAACGCGCTGGGCTGGGGTCATGGCTTGGCCTGGCTTCCTGTGGTTGCACTGTTGCGGCGGTCTTCGTGCATGGCGCGCCAAGCGGCGCCAACCACGAACGCCAGGCCGATGGATATCCACCAACTCAGGCCCAAGACAACTGCGTCCCAGTCAGGAGGATTCATGCTGTTCCCCCAGCGCGGCCTTGATCGCGGCGGCGATAAGGCGGTCGGTTTCGGTGTCCAGCGGCTTGATCAGCACCTGGTCTTCGGCGCCGACGATCTGCCCGCCGATGCGCTTGATGTCGGCGGCCGGCAGGCGCGCGACGGCATTTTTGACGATGAAGAAACGGCACCCGATCAGTTTCTCCGCCTCGTCAGGAAGGTGGCGGCGTATGCGCTGCATCGCCCTGTCTTCGTCGTCGAACTCGATCGAGCCCTTGCCCTTCTGGAAGCCGACTTTGATGCCGTCGATGACGACGGTGCGCGGGTTCTCGAACAGATCGGGGCGCGACTGGATGCGGGCTGACAGGCGGTCGAACGCGTCGGCCCCCGCCAGCGCGGCGGCGCGCACGCCGGCGTGATGGCGCGCTCGCGCGGACTCGATCTCAGCGTTGAGCGCGCCGACGGCTTCGGCGATGCGCTTGCGCGCCGATGCAAGCTGCACGGCTGCAGCCTCGATGTCGGAGAAGGAAATGGTCATGAGGCTGACTCCTGTTCGATCGGTTGATAATCACTACAAACAGCATGGGTGAAGGTTCGGAAGCCGTGGCGCATGCAGTCGCGCCAGTCGGGGGCCATCTTTCCGGCGGTGCGTCCGTCCGCGTTGCGGCAGCCTTCGCAGCGCTTCTCGTGCGCTGCCTGGTGGGGTTTCCAGACGATGTTCCGATCACGTATCACGTCACACTCCTTTTCTGATGAAAATCGCATCCGGCGCGCGACAGCGACCAGAAGCCGTGCTCCTGGCACCACGGCCGGTACTTGCCGTCGATGCGCCACTCCATGCGCTTGCACTGCAGGCACTGGCGCTGCTCGTCCGGCTCGCCGGCAGTCCAGTTGGCGGCCCGTTTGGTAGCGTCGATCGAACTCATGTCGGCAACCTCAGTTGTCCGGCCAGTTCGCGGCGGGTGCGGCGGAAGGCGCGCAGTTTGCGCAGCGAGTGCATGGCGCGGCGGTACAGGAAATCGTGTGTCGGGTCGCACTCGGCGGCGGTCTCGGCGATGAAGTAGCCTGTGCGCGGCGTGCCGCACAGGGCGGCGCCGTCGAGGATCGCCAGCGTCACCAGCTCGCGCAGCAGCCGCGTCGAGCAGTCGAGCCGCGCTGCCAGGCGGACGGCGTTGATGCCGCGCGCGGCGCCGATGTGGCCGCCGGTATAGAGCGCGGCGAGCAGGCTATCGACCGTCGGCGGGGTCATCGCGATCCTCCTTGGCGCGCTGGGCGAGCGCGAAATTACGCAGGTAGTCGCGCACGGTCGACGGCGCAGGCCGCGCGGGCGCCGGGGCATCGGCCGGGGTGTCGGCGCCGCGGGCCGGCGAGTAGCGGCGGGCCTTTTCGACCTCGCGCTCGGCGGCGGCCTCGCCGCGGTTGGCGGCGCCGGCGATGATCTCGTACAGGTAGCCGTGCCCTTTGAGCGGCAGGCGCAGCGTGTCCCGCTTGGCGCACATCTGCTCGATGGCGGCGATCCACGCCGCATGCGGCGCCGGCCAGGTGCGCCCGGCGCGCTCGATGCGGCCGGCCTCGATGTCGGGCAGCAGCTGGTCGAGCAGCGCGGCCACGCGCTTCATCGACAGTTCGTTCTTGTCGGGGCGGAACAGCCCGATGTAGCGCACCAGTACGCGGCCGATCTCGCCCGAGAGCGCGAAGGCGCGCATCAGCGCGACGCGGGCCGCGGCGGATTCGGCCTCGGCGCCAAGCAGCGCATCGAGGCTGAAGCGGGCGTCGCAATTGGGGCAGCGCAGGCGCATGTCAGCCGTTCTCCCCGGCGGCAATGGCGTCGAGCAGGTGGCCGGTGTGGCGCAGGAAGCGGTGCAGCCGCGCCGCGTTGAGCGGGTCAAGTTCCAGATGATCGAGGCCCCACACGATGGCCAGCGCGCCGCGGTCGTCGATGCGGAAGGTGGCTTCGGTCGGCTTCTGGCCGGCGATTCGGGCGTAGGCTTTTTCCAGGCTCGTCGGGGGGCGTCTGGGCGGCGCATCCGCCACACTGCCTGCCGCCGCCGGGCCGATTTGGTGGGAATCGGCTACCGGCGGGGCGAGGGACGGCAGGTCCGCAACCCTCGGCGAAATGACGAGGCCCGATGTTGCGGTGCCGGTGTTTTGCTCCACCGCCGGCTGGGAGGCGGGCGTCGCGCCCGCTTGGATTCTTTGGCGCCGTTGAATGCGTGCCCTGCAGAATTTTTGGGGGTTCCTGGAGGGATTGGCCATGTACTTATTCGGATAGGGCTTGCCCCGGTTCTCGACCAGATCTGCGCATCCTTTCCGAACCAAAGATTGGAGCGCGCCCTGCGCCCTCAGCTTCGTCCAGCCCGTTTCCTTCAAGATATCGCTCGTCGACAACGACCCCGGCAGAGCCTGCACCAGCAATTCCCAGATCACCACGGCGGACGGCTTCTGGGAGTCGTCGGCGGCCGGCTTTCCCGCCGGGCCAGGCAGTTCGACGGCCGGCGCGGCCGCCTCCGGCGCGGCCTTGGCGACAGGGGCCGGCTTGACCTCCGCCACGGGGCTCCCCGGCCCAAGTGACCAGAAGCGGTACGGCCGCGACGTGCGATGCACTTTCCCCTCCGCGACGAGTTCCGCGATGCAGGCGTGCACCAGGATGGCAGGGGCGCCGAGGGCGACCGCGACCTGGGTTTCGCTTTGGGCAGTAGATGGCAAAAACTTCGCCAGGTGCCGCCACGCGGCATCCTTGATGAGGGGGGAGACGGGAGTCATCGCGTTGTCCTGTCGTTACCGGGACTCAGCGGGCCGCAGTGCCTCTGGCCGCGCTCCACACAGACCGCCCAACAGCATCGTGCGCAGCCGCCGGGTCTGCGCCGGATCGAGGCGGATCATCTCGTCACCGCTGCCGATGCACAGGCTGCCGTCGTCGCCGAGCAGCCAGTAGGGGGTGTAGTCGGTCCCTTGGGCCGGGCGCGGCAGCGTCGTGTCGTCGAGCGTGATCTGCTCGACATGCGACTCGCCGACTTGCTTTCGCCGCAACGCCTCGCAGGCCTCGGCGAACGCGCTCGCGGCCGCCGGCTTGGGCGCGTCCGGCAGAGGGTGCGGCAGCACGTTGTCTTCGCTCCACGGCGATCCTTGGGCGGCCCCAGGGTACCCCTGCGTGGCGGCCGGCCGGCCGGGCCTCGCCGGGGCGTCGGTGCTGCGGCGATGCAGCCACACGGCATGGCCGTCGTTTGCGTATTCTTTACTCAGGGTTTGCGGTTGGGCAGCGTTTTTCATGTCGGTAAATCCTCGATGTTTAGGTTCAGCACGCGCCGGGCGCGTAGGGGCTCACGTCTTTCTGGCGGCAGGTGAGGCACAGGCGGTTGTGCGCGCCCTCGCTCATGAAGTCCCGACCGCAGCACAGGCACTTGCGCAGGCCGGGGCGGGTGGCGGGCTTGAGCCTGCCGAAGCGGGGTTGCGGTGCGAGCTGGGCCAATTCGCGCTCTTGAATGCGATCGTCGATCGTGATGCGCAGGCGGTCGAGCCGCTGCAGCACCGCCTGCTCGGTGCGACCGAGTCCGGGCGCCAGCGTCCGCGCCAGGGCGGCATTGCTGGTGAGCGTGCGGGCATTCATCCGGGCCTCGATCAACTGCTCGTCTTCGGCCTCCCGCCATTTGCGGGCCACGGGAGTGAGTTTCGCCACCTCAGTGCCCTCCGAGTTCGAGCCACAGCACGCGCACCCCGCCGCGCTGGAACTGGCCGGTGTGGTGGGTGCCGAACGCCGTGGTCTCGCGCTTGTAGTAGGTGGCCTGGTTCTCGGCCACCATCTGCGACAGCCGGCTGCTGCAGGCCAGTTGCACGGTCGGCAAGCCGCCGGTCGGCTCGATGCTCACGCCGATGACGGTGTGCCCCTCGCGCATCAACTGGCCGGACACCGCGGCCAGCAGGTCGATCTGCTCGGTCACGATGCCGTTAATCGGGCGCAGGCGGCGCGCGTGCGGGGCGCCGGTGGCGATGGATGTGATTTCTTGCATGATCAGGCCCCCTTGATGACTTCCGCATTGATCTTCGGCACACCGAGTTCGGCGGCCACGTTCATCGCGCGGGCGGTCAGGTTGTTCACCGCCAGCGGGTAGAGCATCGACACCGCGGCGCGGCTCCCGCCGCGCATCGAGAACGTGAGCCGCGCGCGAATCGCGTCGAACGCATCCGCTGTGAACACCTCGCCCAGCGGCTTGTTCACCCGCTCGAACTTCAGCGCCAGGTACTTCTCGACGTTGTCATCGAGCGGCATCAGGTCCACCAGTTCGCAGCGCTGCACCACCTCGCGCACCAGCGGGTTGCGCTCGTCGAGCTTCACCTTGAGTTCCGGCTGGCCGATCAGCGCGATGCCCAGCAGCGCGCGCAGGCCGTCTTTCAGCTCGCGCCAGCGCTTCAGGTGCTTGAGCGTGATCAGCGGCAGCGCATGCGCCTCCTCGATCAGCAGCAGATGGCGATAGCCGGCGCGCGAGCTTTCTTTCAGCAGCTCGTGCGCCTGCCGGAACCGCGCATCGGCGCTCTGGCGGATTGAGGTGTGGGGGGACAGGGACTGGATCACGCTCACCGCGATCTCGCCGCTCTTCAACTGCTTGCCCTTGCGGTCGTTCTCTTCCATTCCGACCACGTAGGGCTCGATCAGCACCACCTGGTGGCCCTCGGCGCTGATGCGCTCTTTCAGTTCGGCGACCAACGTGGTCTTGCCCGAGCCCGATTCGCCGCAGATCGCGCGGAACGCGCCGTTGCGCGCGGCGTCCCACAACGCCTCGCGGGCGTAGCGGTAATCGGGCCACATGAAAATGTCTTCGGGGCGGTTCACGTCTTCGGCAAACGGGCTGGTCAGAATGCCGAAGTGCTTGCGGGTGTGCGGACGCACGGATTCGGCACGCAGCAGCATGTCGGTCTCCTTGGAGTCGATTGGATGGATGGGCTCGTTCGCGGCCGCATGCTGGGCGGCGCGGCCATTGACCGTGCCCAGTGGCAGCAACCGCCTGTAGGCGTCGTCGGGATCGATATCGAACGCGCTGTCGATGCGCTCCTGCGCCACCCCGTGCGCCTGCAGCATCGCCGCCGTCTGTGCGATGATCTCTTCGCGGCTGGTGAGCTTCGGCCAGTTGCCGTAGTTGATCAGGTGCACGCCGGCCGTGTGCGAGAGCGGCTTGCCACGCACATGCCCGCGCGTCTGCACAATCACGTTCGCCCACTCGCGCACGGAGATGCCGAGGTCGATCAGTACGCCCTTGAGCTTCAACGGCATGCGGGTGAACTCCGGGTTATCGTAAGCGGGCGCGCCCATCGCGGCCTCCGCTCGTTGTGAAACGACTCATGTAGAATCTCCTTGTCTGTACTGCCGGGCGCGCCGACTTGACCGTCTCCGCGCCCACCCCGGGGCGGTCTTGCCGGACCGCCCCGCCCACTGCAAAACCTCTACTCGCCCACCGCCCGCAACAGCGGCGCGCTCTTCAGGCGCGCGGCATAGCCGTCGATCTCGTGTTCCGGCATGCCATCGGGCCAGTCGCGCGTCACGCACGCATACAGATCGGCGCGCTCGACGCCGGCCGCGCGCAGCCGCCGCGCCGCCTCCACCGCGCCCAGCGGCTCGGCCTCGACCGTGCGGCTGGCGAGGTTGATCGGCGTGCCCCGCCGCAGCAGCGCGGCCGGAATCTCCGCCTCGCCCAGGTAGTCGAGCGCATCGACTTCGCCGTTGAACGGCGCGGCGTTGCGCTGGCGCGCCTTTTTCACCTCGTCGACGGTCAGCGCCGGATAGGCCACCGCGTCGAGCAGCTTGCCGGCGCGGTCGGCATCGGTATCGGCCCGGCGCGCGTAGCGCTCGCCGATCACCGGCGCCGAGGTGTGGCGGCCATACTCGTCGTAGCTGTCGGCGATCGGCTCCAGGCGGTGCAGGTCGTTCTCGCCGTCGAAGCGCGGCACGCGCAGGTGGATCGCGCACTCGCCGTAGATCAGCGGCGTGAGTTCCAGCTTGTCGCCGACGCAGATGCCCTTGATACCGCTCACGTCATAGACGCGTGGGCGCTCGCCGCGCGGGTGGCGGAAATTGATCTGCAGCGTCTTGCTCACCGTGCGCGTCTCGACCTTGCCTTCGAGAAACTGCTGCAGCACCGCTTCGTCGGGCAGCAGGCGCAGTTGCGCCTGGGCGATGCGCAGCCACAGGTCGTAGCGGGCCATCGGTTCGGGCAGGCCGTGGCGGTGCAGGCGGGTATCCTGACCGGGGATGGCGTTGGCGTTGTAGGCTTCCGCCCAGGTGGCGGCGCGCCCGTTGAGATCATCGACGCATTCCACCGGCTGCAGTTGCAGCCGGCACTCGAACTGCGTTTCGACCAGGTTATTGCCGCCCTCGACGCTGCCCTTGGCGCGCGCATTGCCCGCCTCGTGGGTGACGATCTTCGTCTCAAGAGCGCGACACAGGTTGGCGATTGCCGTTGCGGTGTTGGCGCTGCCCTTGTCCATCATCAGGATGTCGGGTACGCCGTGAAAGCGCCGGCCGTCCTGCTTGCGCCACGCATTGACCAGCGCGCGGAACAGGTTCTGCGGACTCTCTCCTTTTGCTTCGACATACCACGGCACCACGATGGCGCTGGCATGATCGGTCAGCGTGTAGCGCCACACCTTGAGCTTGATCTGCGCCACCTTGTCGAGCTTGTTCTTGTAGAACTCGTCGTCGCGGATCACGTACTGGCGCCCGCGCAGGTAATACACCAGGCACAGCGAGGGGTCGATCTGATGCACGTGGTTCGGGTGCAGGCTGCGCAGTTCGACCGGCGCCTGAGCCTCGCGCTGGCTTCTGACATCGAGCCGGCGTGCGCGCATCAGGCGGCGCAACTGGCTCGCGCTCACGCTGATGTCATGGCCGTTGGCCATTGCGATCGATGCCGCCACCGGCGTGTGCCGGGTCTGCTTGCCGTTCTTGCGCAGGCTGGTCGCCTCGATCGCCGCGACGAACGCCAGCGCCTTCTCGCACTGGCTGGTGCTGCCCTTGTCGGCGCGCGCCTTGCGGCCCGATTCCCAGCCAACCTGGCGCAGCTTGGCGTAGAAGGTCGCCCTCGACCAGCCGTGCAGGCTGCAGGCCTCGTCGGCGATCGCGCCGGCTTCGCCGTGCCCGGCCGCTTCGAGCCGCCGCGCATAGTCCATCAGCAGGTCGAGCTGGCCGCGCGTGAGCGCCATGTCGTCGTCCGCCGCGCTCACTGCAGGGTCGGGTCGCCGGCCGGGACATCCGGCGGCAGTTCGGCGAGCTTCGCCGCGTCGAAATCGAGCGGCTGGCTGTCCAGATCGTCGGCGAACGCGCCGAGCGTGCGGTCGTGCATGCCGCGCAGTTCCGAGAGCATCTGCGCGCTGCGGGTCAGCTTGTCGCCGAACGCGATCGCGCACGCGCGCAGGCCGCGATCGACATCGTCGGCCTCGCCGAACTCGGCGGTCATCATCGCCTGCTGCACCACCATCAGCCGCGCCAGTTGCTCCTGCAGGATCACGAACAGCGCGTCTGACTCTTCGATCAGCGCCTTCGCCGTGTCGTCCCAGGTGCGGGAGGCAAGCGGACGGCTCTGCAGTTCGTCGAGCCGGGTGTTCTTCTCGGCGAGCAGCCGGTCCTTGGCTTCCTTTTCTTCGTTGGCGGCGCGCAGTGCGGCGCGAAGTTCGCGCGTTGTCATCCGATCGATCGCGTCGAGACTCAGGCCGGCAACCGTTCCGCCCTCGGTCAGCGCTGCCAGAGCTTCGTCGTCTTGCGACATCAACTCGAACAACTTTGTCTTGCCCAAAGTCGACAGCGCTGTCGACTTTGACGCCAATTTCGGGCTCATGTACTTGAGCGCGGCCTTCATCATCCGCTCGGCGCTACGCAGCTCGAGGTTGAGCTGGTTCTCGGCGATCTCGACGAACTCGCCGTGGGGCTCGTGTTCCTTGAGCAGGATCAGCCGCTTGCCGGCTTCGAGCATCGCCTCGGCGCTCTGGGCCATGAAAAACCGCGTTTCCTGAACCACCCGAGGGCGGTCGTAGGCGGTTCCATCGCCAAAGCGGAAATCGACCTCCGCCAGACTCGTCGTGCGCCCATCGATTTCCCGCAGATCGTTGCGCAGCAGTTCGTTGTCGATCACCGGTGCCACGGTCTCTGTCGCGGCGGCGGTAGGTTTGCGTCCCTTGCTCATAGCGCCCTCGTGTAGCGGTTCTTCAGTTCGTCGACGCGCGCCACTGCGCGCCCCAAGGCCGACTGGAACTTGATCGCGATCTGCACCGGCCGCGGCCCCAGACGCCAGCGGCCGGTCTCCGGGATTTGCTCGGCGAAGCCGGCCTGTTTCAAGTTGGCTATGTCGCGGGTGATCGTGCTCGCGCCGACCTTCATCTCCCGCGCTAGATCGCTCGGGCTGAGGCCCTGCATTTCGTTTCCGGCCAACAGGCACAGCGCCGAGAGAATTCTCTGCTGGGCGTCGTTGATGTACTTGGATTGCGCTTCCACGGTGCGAAAACCTCTTGTGTTGGATAGAATTACGCGGCCTGCTTGTGCGGCGCGATCTTCAGGCCGAGCTTCACGGCCACCTCGTGCGAGCGACCGCGGTGGCCCTTGTACTGGCCGTTGAGAACGCAATAGACGAAGTGCGGTGCGTAGTCGTTGGCGCGGCTCCATGCGGCCAGCGATTCGCCGTGTTGCCGAAAGCGCTCCTTGATCTGGTCCGGGGTGAGCGGCCTTGTCTTTGGGAGTTCGTAAGGGGTATTCAATTGCGTTCGCCTCTTCGCCTAGCACTAATGTCATAGTGCTTTATTGCTAACTGTTGCGCTATTGTGTGGCTATTGTGGTATCCGAAAACGAACTTGTCAACATCGATTTACAAGAAAAGTCCGCGATTGGGGACCGTCTTCGCGAGGAGCTCGCACGCCTGAATCTTGGCCTGGTCTCTTTCGCGCACTCAGGAGGTGTGCAGAAGGGATCGCAGATCAAGTACGAAAAGGGTGAGCGCAGCCCTGATGCCGAGTACTTGGTCCGGGTCGCGGCCATCGGCGTCGACGTGCCCTATGTGCTCATGGGGGCTAGGTCAAGAGTCCCGAACGGAGTCGATGACATAGAACGAGAGTCCTATGTCGTTCGGGCAAGACGTCCCCCGCCTGTTACGGGCACAATCGGGGGCGGAAGTATCGTGATTCCGCGCTACGAGGCTGGGGAGTCAGCGGGCGCGATAACGCTTGAAAACGAGGCGATCGTGGAAACCCTAGCCGTCAGTGAAGACTTCATCCGCGCCAACCGGCTTTGCGCGGACCGCGTGGTAACGATCCAGGTGTGCGAAAGCTCGATGAGCCCGACGCTAGAACTGGGCGACCAGGTGATCGTCGACCGTTCCGTCGAGCGGATCGATACCGACGGCGTCTATGCGGTGCGCCTGGCCGGCGCTCTGAGAATCCGCCGCTTCCAGTTGCGTGCCGACGGCGGGGTCATGGTGATCCCGGACAGCGCGGCATATCAGGCTGAAACGATTTCGGCGGAGCGCGTGGAGCAGGCCGTCGTCGTCATCGGTCGCGTGCTGCCGTACAAGTTCGGCCGGATCAGGCTGTGACCGCTGTGAAAGGTCAGGCCAGAGCATTCGAAGCCGCATTTGATCGTCTATTGCGCGGTCTGCGTGGCGATCTCTTGCGGTTTGCTATCTACCGGCCACGCATCATCAAGATGGCGCAGTTGGAAGGTTCCTATGAAGCGGGGGGCTTTGTCCGCCAAGTGATCCCGGCGTCGGACTGGGAGTGGCCGGAATACGACCGACAGTTTCCGCCCGAGGAAGACGATCCCGAATACAACTACCTGTACTCTTTGAGCCTCAAGGAATTGCGCCCGATGGCAGGCACGCGGGCAAAAGGCAGAAGCGTTGAAGCCCTGGTTGATGCGATGGCGTTGGCAATACCTGCTGACGAGTTTGAGCGCCTCAGCCGGGCCGCGGAGGCGACGGTAAGACAGCGCGAGGCCGTCGCGGCGTACAGGGACCGCACCCAGATGTTCGCTCATCGCCTGAGCATGCTCGGGTTCAGTCTTGCCAGTCGACAGCGCCAGCGGGAGTCGTTGCAGTACATTCCCGACCTCAAGGTCAAATTCATGTGCGGCGATTCTATCTCGACGCCGAAGCGCTGTCGGCTCATGGATCGGAAGGTGTTCGAGATCGACTCCCGCGAGTACGCCACGCTTGCGCCTTGCGAGCGCCTGGACTGTGGCTGCTGCTGGACGGCGTCTAGCAACACCTTCGAATCGACTGCCGGCCCCTGAGCCCGCGCGCCATCCGCCTCCCCAGCGGCAGTGAAGCCCTTCAATATCGCCGCTCGCGCGCGCGGAAAAATGCGTGCATGCCGAGCGAAACCAACAACGCGAACCTCTCGCTGCGCGTCTCCGCGCGCGGCCAGGCGCTGCTCAAATCATACGAACTTGGGCCGCCGGATAATCGCGCGCCCGAGGGCTACGCCCCCAACCCCTACCGCTGCCCGGCCGGCAAGCTGACGATCGCCTGGGGCCATGTGATCCGGATGACGGATCGCCTGGCTCCTCCGATCGACTTGGCCCGCGCGCAGCAACTGTTCGACGACGACGTGGCGCCCACCGCGATCTACGTGCGGGCCGCCTGCGGCCCCGCCGTGCTGACGCAATGCGCGTTCGATGCGCTGGTCAGTTTCGCCTTCAACGTCGGCGTGCGGGCATTCGAAACCTCGACCCTGCGCCGCTACGTCAAGGCCAGCCAGATGTCGTTGGCCGCCGCACAGTTCAGGCTGTGGAACAAGAGCACCGTCACCGATCCACGCGGCCGCAAGATGCTGCTGCCGTGCGACGGCCTCACCATCCGCCGCGAACTCGAACGCATGCTGTTCGAAGGCGCCGACGACGCCGCGATCCGCCTCGCCCGCGCCGATCTCGAAGCAAGGGCCGCGGCGGGAAGTCTGGCCTGATGTTCAATCCGGTCCCCGGCCGCACCATCCCCAGGAGTCCATCATGACAATACGTCTCGCCTCCCGTCTCGCCTCCCGTCTCGCCCTTGCCGCCGCGCTCGCGCTGTGCGCTGGCCACGCCGCCGCACAGTCCAGCGTGTTCAACTGCACCTCTGGCTGCCGCGCATTCACCAGCCCGTGGGCGCTCACCGGCGTCCAGCCGGCGAGCTGCAAGCTCTACGGCATCGACGCCGCGCCGATCTCCGCGCCCGTCGTTGCCGGCACCAAAGACAACCCGGGCGCGCCGGCCGGATCGGTCGCCTGTTCGGTGCCGTTTACCTTGCCGGCCGCACGCACCGGCTCGATCAGCATCACCGCCACCGGCGTCTCCGCCGACGGTCAGGAGAGTGCCGCCAGCGCCCCTTTCGTTTTTTCTGCTACCGCTGGCGCGCCGGCCGCGCCCGCGCTGCTGCGCGTTACCACTACTGCGCCGTGACCACGCTCGCGGCAGGCGCCACGGTGCGCGCCAGATGACACGACGTTCATCCTCCCCGGCGCTCGTCGTCGAGCACCACCACCTGTTTTTCTGGCCGCAGGACAGCGCCGGCCAGTCCATCGCAGACCAACTCACACGGAGCAACCAGATCATGGCAACCATCCAGGACGCAATCGCACAGAACATCGCCCAAGTCGCCGCACTCAAGCCGCTGATCGAAGCCGAGCGCGCGCAGGTGCTCGCGGCGATCGCCGCCGCCGCCGCCGCGCAGCAGGCCCGCATCGACGAACTCACCGCGCAGCTCGCCGCCGGCGCCGTCGTCACGCCAGAGCAACTCGCCGCGCTCGCCGCACCCTTTGCCGAACTCGGCGTCGCCATCCAGAACATCCAGGAGCCCGGCGCGCCCGCTGCAACCCCGGCGCCCGAGTCTGTTCCGGCGTCCGAGCCTGTACCGGCGCCAGTCCCGTTGCAATAAGGCGGGGCAATAGGTGGACGACAACACCAAGCCCTGGTACCGGAGCCGCACGCTGTGGTTCAACGCGGCGGCGGCCGTGCTGCTCGTGATCGAGCAGCAGCTCGGCCTGCTCAAGCCCTTCATGGGCAACGAGACCTACGCTGCGTTCGCCCTGGCCGTGATGTCGATCAACGCGGTGCTGCGCGTGGTGACCAGCATGGGGCTGCGGCTGTGATGACGACGCTCTACGCCCGCATCGCTGGTGCCGTCGCCATCTTCGTTGCCATCTTCGCGCCGTTCGCGATCGGCTACCACGCCGGCGGCAACGCCGCGCGCAGGGCCTGCGCGCAAGCGGCGGCGGCGCTGCAGCAGGCCGAGCGGGAGGCGGTCGCCCGCGCCGAATCCGCCGGCGCGCAAGTGGCGCAAGCATCCGAAGCGCGCGAGCAGGCGCGCGAGCCCGGCCTGCAGGTGATCGAAAAAGAGGTGATCCGCTATGTCGAACGCAACCGACCCCGGCCGCAAGCCCATCCCGGCACTGCCGGCGGACCGCCCGAAGACAGCGCGACAGCCCGCCCGGCTGGGCCGCACGCGCCTGACGCTGATCGCCCTGGCTGTGGCCTCGACGCTGACGGCCTGCGCCTCTGGGCCGCGGCCAATCGTGGCGAGCTACCCGAATCCGCCGCTGCGCCTGGCGCAGGCCTGCCCGCTGCCGGCGACGGAACCGGATTCCGGCTCACCGCCCGATCTGCTCGCCAACCATACGGCATGGGCGCTGGCGCTGCACCGCTGCCGCGCCCTGCATTCGGATTTGATCGACTGGCTGACGGCAGTGCGCCGCCCGCCCGACTGAGTTTCAGCGTGGAGCACCCAGCGCCGGTCCAGTGGGGCCAATAACGCCGGCAGGTCGCGACGTGGTCAGACGAGCATCCTTTCCCGGCCAGAACATCGGCCGGCGCCGTCCGTGAAACTGCGGGCGGCAGCGGCGGGCGCGGCCGATTCACTTTTCTTGCAACACAACCGGAGACACATGATGAATCAATTGAAGCGTCGCTTCACCGCCGCGGCACTCGCCGCGGTTCTCGCTCTGTCGGCACTGCCCGCCTTCGCGGCTGGGATGTCCGACTACCTCGAAAACAAGATGATCGACCACCTGTTCCGCGCGACCGCCTTCACCGCGCCGACCACGCTGTGCGTCGGTCTGGTCACCGGCACGAGCACCGATGCCAGCACGGGTGCCGCGCCCGGCACCGAGGCCAGTTACACCGGCTACGCCCGCACCGCGCTTAACGCCGGCGTCGCCAACTGGAAGTCGACCAACGGCGCGACATCCGGCGTCAGCTCCGGTACCGGCGGCACCACCAGCAACGCCAGCATCATCACGATCGGCGGCGCGGCCACCAGCGGTCCGCAAGTCGTGACCGGATTCTTCATCGCCGACAGTTGCACCACCGGGGCCGGAAACATCCACTTCTATGCGCCGCTGACCGCCAGCAAGACCATCAACAACGGCGACCCGGCTCCGACCTTCGCCGTCGATGCGCTGACCGTGCAGATCGACAACTGATCATGCGCAAGCTCATCGTCATCGCCGCGGCGCTGCTGCTCGCCGCCTGCGCCACGCCGCCGCAGCAGCCCGCTCCGGTCGCCGCCAAAGCTGCCACCGGCATCATCGTCGCCGGCACGCTCTCGCTCGGCGAGTGCGAGATGTCCATCGCGCCGCTTTACAGCCGCGCCGCAGTCGCCGCCGAGCGCGCCCGCCGCCGCCTGGCCGACGGTCGCCTCACGCCGGATCAGGGCGCAGAGATCAAGCGTAAAGGCATTGCGCTGGTCGCCGTGCTCGATGGCGTCTGCAAACTCGAGAGAAATGGCAAGAGCGCCGGCGCCGAACACAACGTTCATTACGTTCGCGACGTGGCCCTGCCCGAACTCGAGTCCCTCATCACAGGAGCCGGAAAATGAACGCCAACGAAAACCCCATCACCATCGAGCAGGCACTGTGGCACCCCATCACCATCGAGCAGGCACTGTGGCTCGCCGAGTCGCTGGTACGCGCCGCGCGCGAAGCCGCCGCCGCAGGCCGCACGACGCTTCCCGCCGACACTTTCGCCGCCCCGGCCCGGGCCGCCTTCGAGGCGCTCGGTGCACCGGCCACTTAGAGGGAGACGCACATGCCATTGCCTAAACCCGCGCAGCTCGTGCAAGTGATCTTCACCGGGGAAATCGTCGCCCGCCGCCGCGACCAGGCCGGCAAACCGGAGTACCTGTTCCGCTGGACTGGCGCCGCCGGAGACCAGCACGAGGTCTGGTACCCGGAATCGCAGATCAAGATCCTCAAGGAGGCCGACTGAAATGGGCTTCCCCTACAACGACGGCCTGCCGGTCGACGGCGAAGAAGTCACGATCCAGCGCACCGACGGCGCGCTGTTTTTTGCCGTCTGCCACTACCTGAAGGCGGACGGCTCAGAGCGCTACTGGACGCTGTCGCTACCGGATGCCGATACCACCATCGCCGAGGCGGAGGTCGACACCTGGTGGCGCGTGACCTGATATGACAATAGCGGTATCCGCCGTCGGATTCGGAGGACACTACACCTCGCCGGCTGTCGCCTACGCGACGAGTACAGGCGGGTCGGGAGGAACAAAGGTCACGTCGGCTGACGGAGACCTGCTCCTGCTGTATGTGGTTTGGGATAGCGCATTTCCTTTCGTCTCGGATGTCGGAGCCGAGTGGGGAGCGCCGATACAGTCCTGGTCACAAGCCGGAACGGAAACCAGGCTCTACGCAATACAGCGTGGTGCCGTGGAGCCGTCCTATGCCATCGGGCACGTCTCGGCCGGCACGGCGTGGATTGAAGGGACGGCAATTGTAATAACCGGCGCGGATGCAACCACCCTGCCGTGGTTGCGGGATGCGCCCGTTTACGCAAGCGGGGCGTCGGGCGGAGAGAACGCCGGCGCGATAACGACCCCCGTCGACGGATGCGCGGTCCTCGCTCTGGCGATGGCCTGGGAAGGCGCTACCACAGGAGGAACGACTGCCCCGACTGGCTACACGCAAGTCAAACAGGCAAATGGAACGAGGGGTGAAGATACCGCCGCCGCATGGAAATCCGTGCCAACCGCTGGCACCGAAGATCCGGCATCGTTCGCCGGCTGGGCGGGCTCGCTGCTGCCGTGGAACAACGCGACACTGGTCTTTCGCCGGGCGGCGACTGGACAGTTCTCCCGCCCCTCGTCCGATGTCTCCGCTGGCACGTGGACCCCGAGTACGGGCGGCTCGATTGCTGCTTGCATAGACGAGACTCCGTTCTCCGACACCGACTACGCCTCGGCTACTGCGAACGGCACTTTCCGAGTCAATCTGTCCAGCGTATCAACTCCGGATACCGGCACCCGGACGGTCAGATTCCGGTCCGGCGGTTCGTCTGCCAAGAAACTGATCGTCTCGCTGATCGAGGGGGCGAGTACGTCGGTTGCATCGACAACAATCGATCCGCTGCCTGCCGCGGTCACGAATCAGTCTTTTGCCGTCTCCAACTCGATTGGCAACTACGCAGACCTAGACATTTCCGTCGAGGTTGCGGACGCCACGAATCCTCCTACCCCGGCCGTCACGTTCAACTCGATCGGCGCGGGGGCCAATGGCGGTACGTCCGTCTCTCCTACGTACCCGGCGAGCATCGCGGCGGGCGATCTGCTCGTCCTCACCGTCACGAGCGGAGGTGCGACTAGCCCGACACCGAGTACGCCCGCCGGCTGGACCTCGCAGGGAAGCTACGTCACTACCGACGGCACCTACGGCATCGACACTGGTCCGCGCCGGGTCACGGTCTTCACCAAGGTAGCGGCGGGAGGGGAGACAGGAACACTCGCCGTCACGATCACCGGCGGCGACTCCTGCCGTGGTTCGATCATGCGGGTGACGAAGGGCCAAGCATCCTACACGTGGGGTATCGCTGCGACGGGAGGAAACTATTCTGCGGCCGGCACAGCCGTGTCGGTCACGGGCGGCGCAATCGGGTTCGCGCCAGGCGATCTGGTTATCGTCTCGAACGGCCAGCGGGTCGATACCGCCACACAGTCCGCCCAGGCGCTTGCAGCATCCGGCATCACGTTCGGTACGCTCACCAACCGCACCAGCACGGCGGTCACGACCGGCAACGACCATAGGCATGTCATCGACTCGCGCCCGGTCACTGCGGGAACAGCATCGGTCGCGCCGACGTGGAGTTACACCGCGAGCGCAGCTTGCTCGGCGGCGATCCACTTCCTGCGCATCCGTGAAGTTCCGCCAACCGAGTTCGCGCGCGTCACTTTTGCCGAATTCGAAGTGCCGGCGGCCGCAGCCGGGGGCGCCGCGCTTGCCGGGGGCGCATCGGCGGCGACAAGCGCAGTCGGCGCCGTCGTCACGACCGTTGCCGTGAGCGGCGCGGCGATCGCCATATCGGCGCCGGCCGCGACCATGTCGTCATCGATTCCGCTCGCCGGGTCGGCGCAGTCGGCAGCGGCCGTGTCCGGGACGGCGAGCATCGCCAAGCCGGTAGCAGGCGCCGCGACCTCGGCCGCCGCGCCGGCGGGCGCGCTGACGACGGTCGATGCGCTCAACGGCATCATCCAGGTGGTCGCTTCGCCTACCGGCGCGCTGCAGATGGTCGCCAATCTGTCCGGCTCCGCGCTTGCGCAGTCGGCGATCGCCGCCGCGATGACGACGGTGCAGGCCGCCGCCAGCGCTGCCGCCGCCTCGGCGAGCGCCAGCGGCACGCTCGGCGCGACGCCCGCCACGCTCACCGGCCAGTCTATTTCCGCTGCCGTTACCGCGGCCGCGCTCGGAACCGAGATCCGCGCCGCGGGAGGCGCGGCCTCCCTGTCGGCGGTGATCGGCGCGCTGTCGGGCGCGGCCGCAACGCTTGCCGGGCAGGCCGCGACGCAGGCCAACGTAAACGCGGCGCTCACGACCGTTACCGCGCTGGCCGGCCAGGTGCTCGACGCCACCACCGTGCAAGGCGCTCTGAGCGTGGCAGCCGCGGCGCTGCAAGGTCTGGCCACCGCGCAGTCGAGCGCAACCGGTCAGGTCGGCGTGACGATCGCGCTCTCCGGCGCCGCGCTCGTTCGGGCGCTCACGCAGGCCAACCTGCTCAACATGATCGCCGCGCAGGCCAACGCCGCCGCTCAGGCGCTGGCAAGCGGCTCTTTGTCCGGCGCCGCCGCGGCGCTCTCAGGCTCCGCCGTCTCGCGCGCGCTTGCGCAGGGCGACATCAACGTCACGATCGCACTCCAGGCCGGTGTCGCGGCGCAGGCCGTACTGTCCGGCGGCCTCACCATCGGCATACCGCTCGCCGCCGCGGTGCTCGCCGCGTCCGCCGGTTCCGGATCGCTGACTACGGCGATTCGCCTCGGCGCATCGGCGAGCGTATCGGCCACGCCGGTCGGTGCGCTGTCGGTCGCCTCGTCGCTTCTCGCGAGCGCCGCCGGCAAGGGAAGGGTAGTGCGCCTGGCGCCGCGCAGCCGCCGCGTCGCGCTCCCGCCGCGCCGCAGGATGGTAGTACTCGGGCAACACATGAGGGTCGCGGCATGACAAGACGCTTCACGCTGGACGACATGAATCCGGCCGAGCGCCTGCCGGTGGTATTCCCATATGCGAAAGAACTCGACACCGGCGAGACGATCACCGGTCCGGTGGTTCTCACCCCGCGCCTGATCGACGGCGCCGATCCCACGCCCGCGTTGTTTCTCGACAGCGCGCCACTCGTCGCCGCCGACAAGGTGACCGTTCGCGTGGCCGGTCGCATCGCCGGAAACACCTACGAGTTGCAGTGTGACGCGACGACTTCCACTGGCAATGTGCGCACGCAGATCGCCGTGCAGCGCGTGCGCGGCGACTGAGAGGCGCAGGATGAATTACGAGGCGCTGGATTTCGGACTCAAGGTGTTTAACCTGCTCGGCACGATGTCGGTGGGCGTCTACGTGTGGCTGTCGAATCGCAACCGGGTCACCAACGAGCGCATCACCTCGCTGCAGGAACACACCGACAACGGGATCAGCGGTGTGCGCACCGACAACGCGCACCGCATCGACGCCCTCGACAAGTCGATCGAGGTAAGGCTCGATCGCCACGGCAACCAGCTCGCGCAGCTCGAAGCGCACCGGCAGAACGCGCCTGGCCACAACGACCTCAAGCGCCTGCACGAACGCATCGACGGCTTTTCCAGTGACATCGCGCGGCTCGAAGGCAACTTCGTTGGCGCGATCAACGGCATCACCGGACAACTCGCCGGCGTACAACGCACCGTCGATCTCCTCAACGATTACCTCCTGCACCAAAAAACATGAACGACTTCGAGCAGCACCTTGACCAAGACCGTCGGCTCACCGTCTTGCATCTTCTCGCCGAGTCGCCGGGTTTCTACGCAACGGCGCACTTGCTGCAGAGCGGGCTGGAGCCATTTGGCCACCGCGTCAGCGTGAGCCGGGTCGCGGGCGACCTCACCTGGTTGCACGAGGCCGGATTGGTCAAGGCGCGTGAGATCGAGAGCGTGCACGTCGCCGAGTTAACACAGCTAGGGCTCGACGTGGCCAACGGCCGTGCAACGCACCCGGGTGTACGGCGTCCGGTGCCGCGAGGCTGAGATGGGGCGCCGATCGAGCGTCAAGGATCTCGACCCGCGCATCAAGGCGGAAGTCGACGCGGCGCTGCGCGACGACCGGCTGACGATAGACGAGATTGTTGCGCTGATCCGCGACGCCGGCGGCGATGTGTCGCGATCGGCTGTCGGGCGCTATAAGCAGACCTTCGAGCAGGGCATGGAGGTCTATCGCGCGAGCCAGCAGATGGCGCAGGCATGGGGCAAGCGCATGGAGGAAGAGCCGGAAGGCAGCACCGCGCAACTGGCGCGCAGCGTGCTCGGCAGCGTCGCGCTGCATACCGGCCAGGCGATGATGCAGTCGGGCGAGGCGATGCCGGCCGGCGAGGTGATGTTCCTCGCCAAGGCGCTCGACCACCTGTCGCGCGCCGAACTGTCCGACACCCAGCGCATATTGCGCATTCGCCAGGAGGTGGCTAAGGCGGCCTCGCTCGTCGCGGCCAAGGAAGTCAAGGCGGCCGGCCTGTCCGACGCCGCGGCCGAAGCGATCCGGCAGAAGATCCTCGGAGTCGCCGCGTGATCGAGATCGGGCCGCTGGTCAAGGGGCAGCCGGGTCAGGCGCGCGGGCCGACACGCAAGGCGATCTTCGGCGTGATGGAAGTCGGCGACATGCGCGAGTTCCGCTGCGACGAACGCGAGATGCGCCGCGTGCGCGAGGGCGCGCACTACATCGGCCGCGAGTTCGGCTGGGTGTTCACCACGCGCTACAGCAAGGGCGTACTGACGGTCTGGCGCACCGCATGAACACGTCCGCGCCAGAGCCGCGCGAGATGCGCACGCCGGCCGCGTTGCTGCCCTACCAGCAGAGCTGGGTGGCCGACACCGCACAGGTCAAGGTGATCGAGAAGAGTCGCCGCATCGGACTGTCCTGGGGCGAGGCAGCCGACACCGCGTTGCTGGCGGCGTCGAAACGCGGGATGGATTGCTTCTACATCGGCTACATGAAAGAGATGGCGCAGGAGTTCATCAACGACTGCGCGGATTTCGCCAAGGCCTACGCTCTGGCGGCCGGCGAGATATCGCAGAGCGAAGAAGTCTGGCGCGACGGTGACGAGCTGAAGTCGATCACCATCTACACGCTGCGCTTCGCCTCCGGCTTTCGTATCGAGGCACTGTCTTCCGCCCCGCGCAACCTGCGCAGCAAGCAGGGTCGGGTGACCCTCGACGAATTCGCGTTTCACGACCACCCAGGAGAATTGCTGAAAGCCGCGATGGCGTTCCTGATCTGGGGCGGTCAGGTCCATGTGATCAGCACCCACAACGGCGTCGAAAACCCGTTCAACGCGCTGGTGCAGGACATACGCGCGGGCAAGGTTCCCTACAGCCTGCACACCGTCACGTTCCGCGATGCGGTGAGGGAGGGACTGTACGAGCGCGTTTGCCTGCGCGCTGGCAAGCCTGCCGACGAGGCGGGCAAGGCCGCGTGGGTCAAGGCGATCTACGACAACTACGGCAGCAACGCCGAAGAGGAACTGGACTGCATCCCAAAGAACTCGGCCGGCGCCTGGCTGTCGCGCGCGCTGATCGAGGCGCGGATGGTCGATGCGCCGGTGCTGCGCTGGAAGCCGCCGGCCAACGACTTCATGCTGTGGCCGGAAGCGATGCGCAGCGCCGAGATGCGCGACTGGCTCGATACCCATGTGCTGCCGCTGCTGCTGGCGCTCGACCCCGAGCTGCGTAGCGGTTTCGGTTTTGACTTCGGCCGCAGCGGAGATCTGTCCGTGCTCGCCCCGTACCAGCTACTGCGCAACCTGGTGCGGCGTTTTCCGTTCCTGCTCGAGCTGGCCGACTGCCCGTTCGACCAGCAGCGGGAGGCGCTGTTCTACATCGGCGAGCGCCTGCCCCGACTGTCGGCTGGCAAGCTGGACTCGCGCGGCAATGGCCACTACATGGCCGAGAAAGCGGTGCAGAAGTGGGGCGCGGCCCTGATCGAGGCGGTGATGCTGTCGCAGATGTGGTACCGCGAGAACACGGCGCCGCTCAAGAGCGCGTTCGAAGACGGCACGATCGAGCTGCCGCGCGATGCCGACGTGCTCGACGACCTGCGGGCGTTCGAAGTCGTCAAGGGCATTCCGATGATTCCGGACAAGCGCACCACCGGCGCCGACGGCTCGCAGCGCCACGGCGATGCCGGGGTGGCGATCCTGCTCGGCTATGCGGCGAGCCGCTCCGAAGCCGCGCCGGCGGCCGGCGCCAGCGTCGAACCGGATGCGGCGGTGTACCTGTCCGCCAGGGCGCGCGCGCGGCTTGGAAACCGGGACGCCCCGCTGACGCGTTTACAGGCCCGTGGCGGCGCTTTCGCTGCTGGGCGTAGAAAGTAGCGTCGCGCGCCGTTGGCGCCGGTTTTACACCGATTTGACCGCGACAAATCGGCGATTAGGATCGAGAGGAAATCGGCAATGGGAGTTCTGGACAAAATTAGCGTGTGGTTTCTTCGGGCGGCCCGTGAAGACGCCGCGCCGCAGGCACGTTTGATCGAAGCGGCTGGCGCTTCGGTGGAAGCCGACGAGGACCAGTGGCGGCGCCTGACCGGCGACAGCAACCGCGACCTGATGCCGCTCACGCAATCGCGCATGCGCGAGGTGGCGCGTTATCTGTGGGAGCAGAACCTGCTCGGCAATCGCCTGATCGAACTGCCGCTCGCCTACCTGCTGGCCGAAGGCGTGCGGCTCGACAGCGAAGACGAGCTGGGGCAGAAGGCGCTCGACCGCTTCTGGAACGATCCTGTAAACGCGATGGATCTCAAACTGCCGAAGAAAGCGCGTGAACTCGCGCTCTACGGTGAGCAGTGCTACCCGGCGTTCGTCAACGAACACGACGGCCACGTGCGCATCGGCTACCTCGATCCCGGGCTGATCGAGACCGTGGTCGCCGACCCGGACAATCCCGAGCAGCCGATCGGCATCGTCACGGCGCGCGACCGCAAGGGGCGCAGCCTGCGCTACCGGATCATCGTCAACGGACCGGAGTCGGTATTCACGCAGCGCACGCAGGCGATCCGCGAGAGCTTTTCCGACGGCGAGTGCTTCTGGTTCACGGTCAACGATCTATCCGGCGGCATGCGCGGCCGCAGCGACCTGCTGTCCCAGGCTGACTGGATCGACGCCTACGACACCTACCTGGTCGGCGAGATGGAGCGCGCGAACCACCTGCGCGCGTTCGTCTGGGACGTGACCGTAAACGGGCTCGACCAGGCCGGCGTCGATGCGCGCGCGAAGCAGATCACGCCGCCCTCGCCCGGATCGGTGCGTGTGCATAACGAATCCGAAGTCTGGAAGGCCGAGACGCCGACCCTCAACGGTGCAGACAGTTCCGAGATGGCGCGGCTGTTCCGCAATCACGCGCTGGGCGGGGGCACGATACCCGAGCACTGGTTCGGCGGCGGCGGCGACACCAACCGCGCGGTCGGCGCCGAGATGGGCGAGCCGACCTTCAAGGTGCTCAGCATGCGCCAGCGCGCGCTCAAGCATGTGCTGGAGACCATAGGCAGGTATGTCCTGCGCCAGGCGCTGATGGCCGGCGGCGCGAGCGAGCCGGACTGGGGCGACCCGCGCCTCAATGTGCAGGCGGTGTTCCCGGAGCTGACCGCGAAGGACACGACAAAGTATGCGGCCGCGCTGCAGCAGGTGATCGCCGGGGGGATCCTTGCCGTGCAACAGGGTTTCTTGAGCGAGAACATGGCGGTGATGCTGATCGCGTCGGTGGCGGAACGCCTCGGCGTGGAAATCGACGCGGAGGCCGAACTGGCTGCCGCGCGCAGCGAAGCGGAGGCGCGGGCGGCAAAGCGGGCGCAGGCGGACGCGTTCGTCGATCCGGCCGCCGACAGCGGCGAGGATGCCGGGGCCGGGGCCGCGCCCGCGGCCCCGGCCGGCACGCCCAGAAACATGCCTAAGACGCGCCAGCCCGCCGCCGGGTGAAATGGCGGCGCAGGAATTCACGCGCGAGCGCACGCGCATCATCAACGACACTGCCGCGGAGATTCGCGCGCTGCTGCAGGAAGCCGCCGCGCGGATTGCGGCGATCCTGGCCGCGCAGCCGACCGACTACCAGCGCTGGTACCTGCCGCAACTGATGGCAGAGATCGAGCGCGTGCTGCGCGAGTACGGGGTGCAGGCCGGGCGCACTGCCGCGGTCGGCCAGGCGGGCAATGTGAGCGCGGGCACCGGTCTGGTCGATGCGGCGCTGCGCGCGGCGCAGGTATCGGCTATCGTGCCGCGCATCGCCAGCAGCCAGTTGCAGGCGATGACGAGTTTTTTGACCGAGAAGATACGCGGCATCACGATAGCCACCGCCAACGACATCAACACCCAGTTGGGGCTGGTGACGATGGGCGTGCAAGGCCCTGGCGAAGCGATCCGTGCGGTGCAGGCGCTGCTCGGCGAATCGACCGCGCAGCGGGCTTCGATGATCGTGCATACCGAACTGGCGCGCGGGTTTTCCACCGCGAGCTTCGAGCGCCTGCGCGAGGCGGCCGGCCATGTGCCGGGCCTGAAGAAGAAATGGCGCAAGAGCGGCAAGGTTCATCCGCGCCTGGCGCACGTGGCGATCGACAACCAGGTGCGCGACTGGAACGCGCCTTTCGTGCTGCATGGCGGGCGGGTGACGATGATGTATCCGCACGATCCGGCCGCGCCCGCGGCCGAAACGATCAACTGCGGCTGCGTGATGCTGCCGCTGGTGCCCGCCGGCTGAGGCTCCCTCGCAGGAAGTGAAGCGCTTCAATAGCGCCGTCGCGCGCGCGCGACGATCATCGGCTCCGTATCGCAATCCGATAACCGATCCCGAACACACGGAGCACGAGAATGGGCGAACCCAATCGCATGGATGTTTCCGCCGCCGATGCCGCAAAGGCCGTGGTGCGCACGCTGCCCCACCCGAAGAACGAAGGCGAAACGATCGAAGTGCCGGTGAAAGCCGATGAGGTTCTCGCCAACGCCGTGCGCGACGGCGAACTGGTCGTCGTGACGACCAGCGGCGAGAAGCTGGTCGGCAAAGCGCCGAAGACCGCGAAGTGAAGATTCCCGCCGGCGGCGTGCGCCTGGTCGAGGCGCAGACCGAGGAGATCACGCAGCTCGTCAATCTGGTAATGGGCGCGCTGCGCGAACAGAAGTCGATCAACGCCTACCCGGAAGCGCTCTATCCCGACCGGGTAGTCGTGCGCCGGAGCGACGGCAGGCTGATCGCCTGGCCGTACTCGATCGATGCCGACAACAAGGTCGCGTTCGGCACGCCGTTCGAAGTCGTCGAGCGGCATGTTCCCGCGCTGCCGGTCGGAGCCGATCCGGGGAGCGGCGCCGCGCTGGTCGAGGCGGTCGGCGGCCCGAATGCCGGGCGCTGGCTGATCCGCGTGATCCGCGCCGGCCTGTCCGGCAACCGCGTGTTCTATCCCGATTCGGTGCTGCGCGAGGCCGCGCCGCTGCTCGAAGGCGTGCGCGTGTTCGCCAAGCCCGATGCCGAGCACGTGGCGGGCGGCGGCAAAGACGTGATGAAGCTGATCGGCGGCATCTACAACCCGCGCTTCGTCGAGGGCAAGGCGCCCGACACCGGCGAGATTCTCGCCGAGCTGCAACTGATCGAGGCCGACGGCGCCGTTGCGGTGAAGCTGCGCGAGGCCAGCGCCAAAGGCATGGCCGGGCTGTTCGGTTTCTCGATCGATGCCGACGGCAAAGCCAAGTCCGAGACGCGCGATGGCAAGCGGATACGCGTGGCCAGCGCCATCACCCGATTCAAGTCCGTGGATCTGATCGTCGAGCCGGGCGCCGGCGGCGAGCTGATCCGTCTGATCGAAGCGGTCGATCCACACCAGGAGAAAGACGACATGTTGCGTGACAAGCTGCTGCAGACCCTCAAAGCCAAGGCGCCCGCCGCCTTCGCGAAGATCAACCCGGAAACGGCGACAGACGACGAACTGGTCGCGCTGACCGAGGCGCTCTCCGCCCCGCCGCCCGCGCCTGCGCCCGCGGCAGTCAAGCCCGATCCCGAAGGCGAAGCCGTGAGCCTGACCGAGGCGATGCAGCGCATCGAGATGATCGAGGTCCGCGCCAAGGCGCGCACGGCGATAGCCGACGCGAAGCTGCCGGAACCGGCGAAGGACCGGCTGCGCGCCGACTTCGACAAGCGCGAGCGCTTCGTCGAGGCCGATGTAGGGGCGGCGATCGAGGCCGAGCGCACCTACCTCGCTCGCTTCACCGAGTCCGGCAAGCCTGTCATACATTTCGACGACATCAAGGTCGAAGATCGCGCCGCGAAGATGGAGGATATGCTCGACGCCTTTTTCGATCCGGCGCACAAGAATCACCGCGAAGTGCGGTCGTTCAAGGAGTGCTACGTCGAGATGACCGGCGACCGCTACGTCACAGGCCTGGTGCGCGACTGCGATCAGGCCCGGATGGTCGAGTCGTTCGGCGCGCGCTTCCGCGAGGCGGTGTCGAGCGGCACCATCGCCAACGCGCTCGGCAGCTCGATCACGCGCCGGATGCAGGCGATTTTCCTCGGGCTGACCAATCTGCAGGCGTGGCGCAAGGTCGCGGTCACTACGGCAATCAACGACTTCCGCACCCAGGAGCGGGTGCGCATCGGCGGCTACGGCAACCTGCCGGTGGTCGCCGAAGGTGCTGCCTACGCGGCGCTCACCTCCCCGAGCGACGCGAAAGCGACTTACGCGGCGAAAAAGCGCGGCGGTACCGAAACGATCACGCGCGAAGCGATCAAGAACGACGATGTGGGCGCGCTGATGCGTATTCCGCAAGAGCTTGCGCTGGCCGCGGCGAACACGCTGTACGAATTCGTGTTCGACTTTTTCCGCACCAACCCGACGATCTACGATGCGGTCGCGCTCTACCACGCGTCGCACGCCAACCTGTTCACGGCCGCGCTGTCCTCTGCCGAATTCGCTGCGCACCGTTTGGCGATGGTCAAGCAGGCGCGGGCCGGTTCGGCGAAACGGATGGGCGTGAGCCCGGCCTCGGTGCTGGTTCCGTTCGAGCTGCAGGAGACCGCCTACAACCTGTTCGTGCGCAACCAGAACCTCGACAAGACCTACGTCCAGTCAATCAACCCGGAAGTGATCCCGGTGGCCTACTGGACCGACGCCAACGACTGGTGCACGGTTGCCAGCCCGAACGAGATTCCGGTGATCGAGGTGGGGTTCATGGACGGCCGCGAAGAGCCCGACCTGTTCGTTCAGGACATGCCCAACGTCGGGTCGCTGTTCAGCAATGATCAGGTCACCTACAAGATTCGACACGAATACGACGGCGCGGTGCTGGTCGATGGCGAGAAGGGAACGACCAAGGCCGTGGTGCCATAATACCCCAGAGCGGCGTGGACCAGCGGCGTCCCTAAACCCGCCGACGGGCTGCAAGGCGCGACCCAATACCTTGTGCGAAGCCAGCGCGCTGCCGGGTCCGCAACTAGCGGCCCCGGCGCAGGGCGGGAGGATCGAATGCGACTCGGCAACACCTTTTCTTCCGCTAACTTCCAGTGCGGCGCGTCGGCGGCGGACGCAGCGGAATTTGCGTGCGCTGACTTCGACGTGCTCGCCCTCGACATCGAGAATACCGGCAGCGGGGCTCTCACCGGATTTGCCTTGCAGGCCCGGATCAGTCGGAATGCGCCCTTCCGAGACGTGACGCCGACGAGCTTCGTCACGCAGAGCTACCGAGTGCTGGAACCCGCCGCCGTCAGCCCTGCCGTCCTCGGGGCGGGGCAGTTCTCGCAGTTCTCGTTCAACGTCGGAACATTCGAACGGCTCAAGATCAGGGCGAGCGGGGCCACCGCGACGCTGAAGATCAATGCTGCCGGCTACTCGGACTGACGCCATGAGGATGAATCCGGCGCGGGAGGCTTTGCGGGTTGCATTCGGTTATCCGTGGCGACGCGCTGCCGGCGCGGCAGAGTTGCGGATCCACTTGTCCGACTCGGACAACATTCAGCGCAACAGCGCCAACGATGCCACCGACGCAAACGAGGTCGCGCTCACGAATGTCGTCGTGGCCGCGAATAACGGTGCGAAGAGGGGAACGATTTTCGAGGTCTGGTCGGCGTGGGAAACCTCGAATTCAGCCAACGTCAAGAACGGCATCGCGCGCATCAACGGCAACAGCATCGGCAACCCGATGCAAATCGCGACGGGAATCCAGTCTCAGACGCAGCGCCAGCCGTTTCAATGGGCCGACGCGAATAATCTGGTAACGCTCAACAATGGGGTGAGCAGCGGCGCCGGGCAGAGCGCGACGCTGTTGCTGGTTGCCAATACCCCGAGTATGGCCGACGCGGGTTTCACGATCGCATTCTCGTGTTCGTGGTCGGTCCAGCCGATTGCCGGCGAATTCATCCGCCTCAAGATGGCGCGCGTACTGCAGTTCAACCCATGACGTTCGTCGCCGCGCAGCAGGTAAGCGGTATCTGGAAGCCCGTAACTGCGATTCCTGCCGATTCTCTTGGCGTGCTGGCCTCGCCTGCCGGGTACACCGTCGCGGCTCCGGCAGACTTTCACGCCGCGTCTCCGCCGGCTGTCAACGGCTCCATCACCAACGTGTTTTCGGGGTCGAAGACGCTGAACGCGGATGCGTTTGGTCTGACGTTCCACCGCTACCCGGGCGGCACGACCCCTGAGCCGACCGCGCTGTTCAAGTGGGCGCGCTCGCACGACTATGCTCCGGGCAACAAGCGGGTGCGCTGGTCGTCTATCGAGGCCACGCAGGGCTCTTTCGACTGGAGCGCACTCGACGACTTCGTCAATGTGCATCGGGCGGCCGGACGCAAGATCATCCACACGCTCTACGGCACCCCGGCATGGGCGTCGGCGCGGCCCGGCGAAGCGAGCAGCTACGGTCCGGGCGTTGCCGCCGAGCCCGCCAACCTCGCCCATTGGGATGCGTATTGCGCCGCTTGTGCGACACGTTACGCCGGTCGTATCGACTACTACGAAGTATGGAACGAACCGAACCTCAGTGGTTTTTACAGCGGTACGCAGACGATTCTGTCGCAGATGGTGCGCAGGGCGAACCAGTCGATCAAGGCGATCGACGCCGCGGCGAAGATCGTTTCTCCGGCAGTAACGTCGCTGCAGACCGGCAACGGGCAGACTTATTTCGCCGCCATGATGGCCGCCTCGGACGGCGCTTCCGGCAACATGTCGAACTGGACCGACGCGGTGGGCGTTCACCTTTATCCGAACAACGTTGCCGGGATCACGTCGATGCCTGCCATGCTGGCGACGTTCTCGGGATCGCTGGCCGGCCTAGGCCTCGGCGGCAAGCCGGTCATCAACAGCGAGTTCGGCGTGCTGTCCCCGCCGCTACAAGTTCATGATGCGCCGGTCAGGGCAAGCCTGCTCGCCCGCATGCTCCTGCTGTCTTCCGTGTGTAGTGGCGGCTGCCTGGCGAGCATCTGGTACGACGGCGATCCGGACTCGAACTTCGGGCTCACCGCGCTCGACTGGGGGCAGTGGAACGCGATCATCGACGTTCTGACGCGCGGGCCGATCACGGTGATCAACGTGCTGCGCGACGGCCGCCTGGCTGCGGTGATCGGCGGCATCAACTACCTTTTCTGATCATGGCGCTCACCGACCACCAGTCGACCGTAGACCGGAAAACACGAGCACCCGAGGATATCGTCACGCCGGCCGACCGCGACGCGGCGATACAGGCTGCTGTGTTGCGTTACTCGCAGGACCGGCCGCTGCGCCGGGTGGTCGATGTCACCGTGCTGGCTGGCGAGAACGAGATCGCGCTGCCAACGACGTGGGCGTCCGGCGAAAGCATATTGCTCTCAGTGGAAGCTCCTGCGGGCAAAGTGCCGCCATCTGTGCTCGATGTGGCGGCCTACGCGATTGTGGCGCAGCCCAACGGCGATGCGCTGCTGATTTCGGATAGCTTCGGCGCGACGACGCAATGCCGGCTGACTTTCAGCGGCCCGCATGTTGTGACTGCGGCGACCGACACGGTGCCGGCGCGCGACCGAGAAGCGCTCGGCTATTGGGCCGCTGCGATCCTGTGCGACCAGGTGGCCGCGCACCACGCGGAAAACCGCGAGCCGACGATTCAGGCCGACCGCGTCGATTACACCAGCCCGGCGAAGGAATGGGGCCGGCGGGCCGATGCCTGCCGCAAGCTCTACTTCCAACTGATGGGCATCGACACCGGGCCGGGCGGCGCCTCGGCGATGCCGCCGAAGCCGGCGGGCGCGGTCGTAAACCTCGACGTGCCCGAGTCGCGACTGCGCGATCGCCTCGGACGGCGGCGCTGGCGCTGAGATGGCCGGCGAATACCGGATCGGTTTTTCGGCGGAGGCGCAGCGGCTGATCGAGGCGTCATGGGCGAGAGCGCCCGAGGTGATGGAGCGCGAGCTGCGCGGGTTCATGCACGCCGCGGTGCTTGGCCTCGAGGGCGAGGCCAAGGACAAGACGCCGACCGACCGCGGCACGCTGCGCGGATCGATCCACAGCGCGGTCACGACGATTGACAACGGCCTGGGCGTCGAAGGCATCGTCGGCACCGCGCTCAACTACGCGCTGCCGGTCGAACTCGGATCGAAACCGCACTGGGTGCCACTCGACGTTCTGGTCGATTGGGTCAAGCGCAAGGGGCTGGCGGTTGTGACGCCCTATCCGCGTGGCACGCCGCGCGCCAAGCGCCGCAAGCTGGCGGCGCGGCGCAACAGCGAACTGCTGCGGGTAGCGCGGGCGATCCGCTTCTCGATCGCGCGCAAGGGCACCAGCCAATGGCAACGCGAGCGTCACGGCGATCCGGGCGCGCTGATGTTCCGCGAAACCTACGACCAGGCGCGCGCCCGCCTGCAGCGCAGCTTCGAGGCGATGGCGCGGCGCGTAGCTGAACAACTTGGGGCGGACTGATGGCGACACTGGAACAGGTTCGGGCGGAAATCGTCGCACGCATCGCCTCCGTGTCGAATGTCGGCGTGGTCCACGATCACGAGCCCTACGCCGCCGACATGGGATCGCTGCGCAACTTCTACGTCAGCGAGATCGGCGGCGAAGCGCTGCTGCAAGGCTGGTTCGTGCGCCGCACCGCGCGCGAGCGCGTGGCCGAGAGCAAGGAACGTCGCGCGATCACAGATGAGTGGCAAATTCGCGGCTACCGCGCGCTGTCGGAAGACAGTGGCTCGGAGAAAGCGTTCGATGCACTGATCGAAGCGATCTCGGCGCGCTTCGATGCTGACGACTACCTGGTCGATCTGTGGCTCGACACCCAGGCGGCCGAAGTGGTCGGCGTGCAACTGCTGGAGAGCAAGCCGGTGTTGTTCGCGGGCGTGCTGTGCCACTGCGCCGAGATGCGGCTCTATACCAAGCAGCGCGTGTAGTGGTGAGAAAGAAGTGAAGCCGTTCAATAGCGCCGCCGCGCGCGCGCGAGGCACGATGGCAACTATCCCGATCCGGAGACCATGATGCGAGACGAGAAAACCGCTACCCCGATCGACAAGATCGTCCTGAATGAGCCCCACACCCACGCCGGACGCGACTACGTTACCGGCGCTGAGCTGGTGCTCGCAGAAGTCGGGATGAACCAGATGGATGCCGTTTGGCTGATCGCCAACGGCGTTGCAACCGACGCGTCCTGACGCGAACCCCTGACGGAGAAACGAGATGCCGTATTACCGCGGTCAAGGCAAGGTGCTGGTCGGCAAGCGCAACAGCACCACGGGCGCCGCGCTGGCGCTGCGCTACATCGGCAAGACCAGCGAGGTCAACGTCGGCCTGCAGGCTCAGACGCAGACGCGCAAAGAATCCGAGACCGGCCAGCGGCTGACATCGCTGCGCTATGCCACCGACAACAGCGCGTCGCTGGAATTCAAGATCGAGGATGCCACCAAGGAAAACTGGGGCTTCGCTTTCCGGGGTACGCCGGCGCAGATCGCCGCCGGCACCGTGACCGGCGAGGTGCTGCCCACCGGACTGGTTTCCGGGGACATCGTGCGCACGGCCAAGCCCGACATCAGTTCGCTGGTGGTTACCGACTCGACCGGGAGCCCGAAGACGTTACCCGCCGTGACTGGCTGGAGTTACTTTAACCAGCGCGCCGGCTCGATCCAGTTGCTCGACATCACGACCGGCGGGCCTTATGTCCAGCCGTTCAAGCTAGCCTACAGCAACGCACTGGCCGACAACGTGCCGTTCTTCGTTCTGCCGGACACCGAATGGTGGTTCCGCTTCGAGGGGCTCAACGACGTGGATTCCGGCCGCCCGGTTCTGGTCGAACTCTACAAGTGCTACTTCGATCCGGCGCAGACGTTCCCGCTCAAGGGCGACGCGCCGGCGACGTTCGACATCAAGGGCGCGCCGGTCTATGACGACACCAAGGCCGCCGACGCGGTGCTCGGGCAGTTCGGCCGCGTGGTGCTGCTGGCATGATCGCCGCTGGCACCTGCGAGGTCGGCGGCGTTGCCGTGACGGTGCGCGAGCTGACCGTCGGCGAAATCCGCGCCAAGCTCGCGGCCGGCGCCGCCTCGATCCCGACCGACGCGCTGCACGTGCTGATGTTCGACGAATTTTCGGTCGGAGACCTGATGGAGTTCAGCGACCTGACCGCCGCCCAGGTCGAGGGCCTCAAGCCCTCGGAACTGCGTGAGGTGTGGCGCCGGATTACGGAGGTGAACGCGGATTTTTTCGCGCTGCGCGCCCGCCTGCTCGCGCTGGCGCCGGCGCTGGAGAGCCCGCCGCAAGCTGGGCCGACGCCGCCCGGAGCGTCGAGCGAGCCGCTTTTGCCCTGATCCGCGCCGGGCATGCGAATGCCTGGCAGTACCCGTGGGCGATGTTCGTCCATGCCATCGACGATCTGAACGCGAGCTACACGCGCTGACATGGCAGACCAACTGATCCGCGCAGGCATCGTACTGACCGGCGACGCAGCCGGCGCCGTCGCCGCATTCGCTGCCACCAAGCGCGAAGCCGAAACCCTCAAGCAGAAGTTCAACGAAGCACAGGCCGAAGTCGCGCGCCTGGCGCGCGAGGTAAAGGCCTTCGGGGCGCTCGGCGTGCAGCCGACTGCCGTGCTCGCGAGCTTCGACCAGGCGAAAGAGACTGCGGGCGCGCTCAAGGCGGAGCTCGATGCGGCGCAGCTTTCGCTCGAAGGCACGCGTCGCTCGATGGCGCAGTTCGGCATCACGTCGACTTCGCTCAACGCCGATCTGGGACGCCTCAAGGGCCGGATCGCAGAGACCGGCAAGGAAGCGGAAGGCAGCGGAAAGAAGTTCGACGTGCTTGGGGCCGGACTCGGGTTCGCGCGACAACTAGCCAGCCTGGCTGGAATCGGGCTCGGGCTCGGCACCGCGAAGGTAGTGATCGAGACCGCCGACGCGTATCAGCTCGTGCAGCAGCGGTTGTCTCTCGTGACATCGAGCAGCGTTGAGCTTGCCGCCGTGCAGCGGGAACTGTTTGCGAGCGCGCAACGCACCCGCAACGCGTTCATCGAGTCGGCGGACAGCTACGCGCGGATGGCGCGGGCGACGGACGGGTTGGGCTTCTCGCAGGAGCGGCTGCTGCGCATCAACGAGGCCGTGAATAAGGCGCTGACGATCTCCGGCGGCAGCCGGGAGTCGCAACAGGCGGCGCTGATCCAGTTCAGCCAGGCGCTCGGGTCGAACCGCTTCTCGGGAGATGAGTTCCGCTCGGTGAGCGAACAGGCGCCGCGGCTGCTCAAGGCGATTTCCGAAGGGCTCGGCGTCACCACGGCCGAGTTGCGCAAGATGGGTGAGCAGGGGCAGCTCACCACCGAGAAGGTGCTCGGCGGGCTGGAGAAAGGCATCCCCAAGCTCGAGGCCGAGTTCGCGAAGCTCGCGCCGGCCGCGGGGCAGGCGTTCACCAATCTGAAGAACTCGGCCGGCAATGCGGTCGACAAGATCAACGAAGGCACGGGCTCGACTCGCCTGCTGGCGGACACCCTGAAAACGCTCTCGTCGGCGACCGACTCGTTCTCGTCATCTGCGGAGACGTTCTTCAACCGACTCGACCTACTGATCAAGCCGGCGCAGATCGCGATCGACGCGAAGGCTGCGGCGGCGGCCTCCGCCCTCGGTCTGGACAGTGCGGCAGAGCGCAATCTCCGCAACCGCGCCGAGAACATGGAAGCGCTGTCGAAGGCGATCGTAAAGGCCGCGCTTTCCACCGGCGATCTTGCGCAGAACGAGCGCGAGCTGGCCCGCCAGTATGCGGCCGCGACGCCGCCGACCAAAGCCTCCGCAGAGTTCCTCGACATCCAGTCGCGCCTGACCGGCGTCAACAAGGATTTCACCCGCGAACTGAACGTGCTGTTCGGCGCCTACGAGGCGGGCGTGATCCCGGTCGAGAAGTATCGTGCCCTGGTGGCCAAGCTGATCGAAACCGAGACAGAGGCCGGCAAGAGCGCGAAGGCCGCTGCCGACGCGCGCATCAAGGCCAACCGCGACCTGGTAGAAAAGAGCGTTCAGGACCAGAAAAATCTGGCCGATGCGGTGCGCAAAGCTTTCGAGGAATCGCTGGCCGACGCGAAGAAGTTCGCCACGGAAGCGGAGAAGCTGCGCGTCGACGCCAGCACGGTGCGCCAGAGCACGGCCGCCAAGGCCGAAGCGCGGCGCTCCGCCGGTAGCGACCTGACGCCGGAGGAGCAATCGGCGCGGGCCGCGCGCAGCGCGCAGGATCTGCTCGACAAGTCGAGTCTCGCCGCATCCGGAGCGCTGGCTGCCGCCTACGACGGCCGCTTCGAAGTGGCCAAGCGCAAGGCCGAACAGGCGAAGTCGCTAGCCGAAGAAGCGGAGAAGCTTGCCGACAAGGTGACCAGCGACCGGCGCGCCGCCGAGATCATCGAAGATGCCGGCAGGGCGCAGGCAGCCGCCCTGGAGGCGCTTGCCAAGGGCCAGGACAAGGCGGCAGCCGGCGCTCGTACTCAGGCCGACGCGCAGCGCGAAATCCTAGCGAGCCTGGAAGAGCGGGCCAAGGCGCTCAAGGATCTGCTCGACAAACTGCCGGTGAGTCTGGATACCGAACCGGCGAGGGCCGCATTCAAGGCGCTGCAGGAGGAATTCGGCAAGGGCTTCACGGTGCCGCTGCGCACCAGCGCGGCCAACGAGACACCCGCGCTGGCCTCGGGCGGCCCGATCGACGGGCCGGGGCCGCGCGGGCGCGACAGCGTGCTGCTGTGGGGCGCGCCCGGAGAGTTCGTGCACCGCACCGCCGCGGTCGATTACTACGGCATCGACTTCATGCGCCGGCTCAACGCGATGCAGATACCGCGTTTCGCGGCGGGCGGGCTGATCGAACGGGTGCGGGTGCGCGAGCCGGCGAGCGGGGGCGGCAGCGCCACCGTGATCAACCTCACGCTGCCGGGCGTGGGCACTTATCCGGTGAGCGCCGAGGCGGGCGTGGCCGGCGAACTGGTGCGCGGGCTGCAGCGGGCTGCGCTGCAACGGGGGAGGCGATGACGGCGAAAACTTTGGAACTGGGCAGCGTAGTGGTGCCGCTTTGGGCGAGCATGCAAATCCGACAGCGGTTCTGGCTTCTCGGGGGCGTAACGACCTTGCGCATGATGAACGGCGCAGGGAAGCAGCAGACGCACTGGCGCCGGCTGGCGACGACAATCAGCGGCGCGGGGAACATTCCGGCCGGCCTCGACGAACTCGACTACAGCCAGCCGCTCACCCTCAAGTGCGTGGCGCAGCGCTCGATTACCGCGGCGGGCAACGTGATCACGATACCGGCCGCGCGGCGCAGCGACGCGGGCCACCTTCCGCACGGCTTCGCCGAGAGCGGGGGCGGCGTGCTGACGCCGACTGCGGTGGCACTCGCCGGCAACGTGGCGACGCTAACCCCGGTGGTCGGCACGGCGCGCTACACGGTGCTGTGGTTCCCCCAGTTCAGCGTGTTCGCCACCCCGCCCGCTGGCGATGTCGACACCGGAAACGCCAGCTTCGGCTGGGAACTCAACGCGGAGGAAGTGTGAGATGAACGGCGATTGCGTCAAGTGCAACGTGACGGCCGGGGGCACCGGGGCGCTCACCCTGGGATCTCCGGTAGCCGGCTTTCGCACGCCGGCGGCCGCCGGGCTCGGCGCCACCGGATACGTCAATTACCGAATCGAGTGGGCGGCAGGATGGGCGATCGGGTTGGGCACGTTGTCGGCCGACGCGCTCACCCTCACGCGCGTGCATGAGTACGCCTCGGACGCGAACAACACCATCGGCAGCGCCGCTCCGTACCGCGATGTGCCATCGAGCGGTGCGGTGATGATGGTGGTTCCGGATGCACGGTCATGCGGGCAGTCTACGGCGCTCTCGCTTCTGATCAACGGGGTGAACTCGGACTACTGTTTTTGCATCGGAGGGGGAGCAATTGCTACCGGATCGCCCAACTCTCTGGTGATCGGCGAGGGCCAGGTAGATATCAATTCTCCGGGGGCACTGGTGCTCGGGGCTGGCACCGCAGACCAGCCGGGAATGCTTGCCGAGCAGAATGGCAGCGGCACACAGGCCATGCGGTTTAAGCTGGTCACCACGACGACGAATGCCACGCCCATCGATCTCTTTGCAGACGGCGCGAGCATCCGCCCAAGGGTACCGGCCCAGACCGTCTGGCTGATTCGCTGCTTCATTGTCGCACTCGTGAGCAATTCTCCCGGGGCGATCGGCAACGTCTATAGTCGCGAGCTGCGCGCGGTTGGGAAGCCGACAGGTCAGGTCGGGTCCACGGTGAGTACGGCGATCTCCTCCGACGCCGGGTTCTCCGGCTCGGCGACGATAACTATCGACGGAAGCGGCAACGTGAAGGTGACGGTTACCGGGATGGCGGCGACCACCATAAACTGGTCGGCGCACCTGGAGATCACGCCCGCCTACGCGAGCTGACGGCGGCGGCCAGACCATGACATTCGGCGTGGTGCCGTTCGCCAGCACGCCATACGCTGCGGGCACCGGGGCGACGTCGGCCGCGCCAGCCACTCTCGCTAGCAGTGCGGTAGCACAGGCCACGGCAGCCGGTATGCTGACCATCCCCCCGTCCGGCATGACCGGCACTGCCGCCGCCCGGGCGTCGGCGTTCGGCATGGTTGGGGCGAACCTGTCAATCGCTCCGCAGTCCGCCGCGCTCGACGGGGACGCCGCCGCGCGGGCGGATGCGCGGGCGAGCCTTTCGACCTACGGCAACGGCCCGCCGTCCGGGCCGTCGGCCGCTTCGGCGATTGCGTGGCGTCCGGTGGTCAGGCTTGGTGGCGTCGATGTTTCGGCTGGTCTTACGGGATCGATCGAGGTCGAAATCGAGGAGAACGCAGCGCGCGTCGCGAACTTTTCGCTGGCGCCGGCGGGCGGCGCGGTAGCGCTGACCGCCTGGGTCGGAAAACCGGTCGAGATCGACTTCGCCGACCAACTGGCGGACGGATCGGCGACCAATCCGGTGCGGCTGTTCGGCGGTGTGGTCGACGTGCCCACCTACGATATGGCGAGCGGTGTGACGCGGTTCTCGTGCACCGATCTGCTGCAGGAATCGCTCGATGCGATGAGCCGCGAGCAAATCGACCGCCTGGTAGGCGGCAAGTGGAGTGCCGCGGTGAGCGGCGAAGCGGCGACCGCGTGGGATTATGCGCAGGCCCGGCTGGCCAGCGTGCCGGCCGCACTCGATCTCGATGCCTGGCGCTCGCCCCGACTCACCGCTTGGGCGGCGAAGGCCGCGGCGGATGTGACGCTCGGCGAAGGCGATGTGATAGACGGTTCGGCGGCGGTGCGCTTCGCCAACCGGTCTTCCCTTCGCAACACGGCGAAGGTGCGCTTTCAGTACCGCTACCCGCTGCTGAAGAAGCGTGTCGTTTCGCGGGGCTACACCTACCCGTTCAGCCTCGGCGCGGTGGTGAGTAACGGCTACGACATCCCGACGCGCGAGATGGTGCGCCAGGCGCTCGACGGCACCGGGTGGGAAGTGGTAGGAGACATCAACTACGCGCCGGTGCCCGGCGTGCCGGCGGGTGTGGCGGCCGGCGAAGGCGCGGTGATCACCGGCAAGGTGTACGTGCCGCTGTTCGGCATTCCGGTGGTGACAGACGATGGCAAGACGGCGTTCTGGTCGGTCGCGCAGGACGTGGCCGACCAGTTGTGTTTCGGCTACTCGGCGCGGATCGCCAAGCGCTGGACGCAGACCATCGACGAGGTCTATACGCTGACCGTCTCGGCGCCGGCGAGCGTGGCTGCGCTGGGCACGATTTCCGCCGACGTTTCCGCGGCGCTCGAAAACAGCTTCGACACGTCGGCATGGGAAGCCGGGCCGCCGGCGGGGGCGAAGGGCAGCGCGATGCGCTGGGGAATGATCGTCAACGGGCCGCTGCCGGAAGTTCAAACCCCGCAACTCGGCGAGGCGGCGATGCCCTATGCCGGCGATCCGGCGACCGACCGGGCGGCGGCGAACAACGCGGTCGAGACGCTGGTTTCCCGTGCGAGGGCCGAGATTCTTGGCTCCCACCGCCTCAATTCTGCCGATGCCGATCT